TCTATAGGATACATAATATATATTATACGAAACTTTAATTAAAAAAAATCTCAACCAAAAATCTCAATTCAAAAATAATTTCAACCGAGTGGGGGGGCGGATAAAAGACTCACCCACATAATACACCAATTTTTGAGATTTCCACACATCAATTTCTGTTTATAGCTTATATTATATATATATATATATTATATAGCTATTATAGATATATATTATATATAGCAATATAGCTATATGCTATAGTATAGAGAAAAAGTTGCTTGATTCTTTAGTGTATATTTATTTATATTAGCCATATGAAAAAAACTGGAGTTATCATATGCCACATCCAATGAAAAAAAAGAGTACAGCTACAAAAAAGAGGAAAGCTAAAGAAAATCCTGTCATGAAAGCTTTAAGAACACCTGTGAAATTACCATTTAAATTCATGAAATGGGGATAACTAACAAAAATAATGATTTTGAGTATCTTGATTTGGTTGATACCATAGATAGATTAAATAAATTATGTAAAAAACTAAATATATCTTCTATTTTAGATGGGCATGGAGAACAAATAGAGATTATAATGGAAATTAAAAATAGGATAGAGAATTTAGAGGTAGAAAGAGTTGAATCCTCTGATTTTGGTAATATAAAATATGAAGCTTAGTAATTATAGTAAGAAAAAGCATAGAAGAGCTATAGTAATACCTGATGTACACTTCCCATTAGACGATAAAGCTGCTGTTAATGTAGTTTTAAAAGCTATAAAAATGGTTAAACCTAATATATTTGTTTGTCTTGGTGACTTAGGCGAATGGAAATCAGTTTCTCCATGGCGCTATAAGCGAAGAAAAAGGCCTCCTCTGGAATATACCATAGAAGATTTAGTTGTTGAAGCTAAATTAGTTAATGAGGGACTTGATTTATTTGATAAAGCTTTAAAAGATGTAGGATGTAAGGTAAAACATATGATTGAGGGTAATCATGATGACTGGTTAAACTCTTTTGTAGAAGAATTTCCTTATTTACCTCAATATAAATTTAAAAATATAATGAATTTAAAAGAGCGTGGCTATAAATACCATCCATATGGACATTTAATGCAAATTGGCAAACTCTTCTTTTATCATGGGGGTCATTATAGTACAGTTAACCATACAAGACAGCATGTTCAGAATCTTGGTAAGAATATTGTATATGGCCATACTCATGATGTCCAAAGGCAAGGAGTTACTCATGTAGATGGAGCTCATCATGCTTGGACTTTGGGTTGCTTAAAGGATATGTCTAAAGAAAAAAATAAATGGTTAAGAGGTAGGCATACTAATTGGTGTCATGCTTTTGGTATAATTGACTGGTTTCAAGATAATAATTTTAGAATTGATGTAATTGATATTCACAAAGGGAAAACGTACGTATGGGGAAAGCTGATAGACGGAAATGCATAGGGTCCGGAGGGATTGCGAGGGCAAAATAGTAAATAGGTTGGGAGTGGCTCTATGCATAGTAAACTTGTAAAAAGGAAATTAGAGTACGTATACGACAACAAAGATGAATTTTTTGACAATCATGATGATGAACTTGTTGATGACTGGCGTGAATCTCGTACAGGTGATTGGATACTTACTGATGATAGTCAAGTATGTAAAGTATTACATAGAGGAGTATTTGAAAATGGAAATGAATATATACGTACCATTCTTGGCTCTTACCCAGTTAGAGACTCAATACAAATTACAGGTGGTATAGCTGATGACATTTACAGGTTTACCAAAAAGCCAACACAAGCAAGGCATAAAAGAAAAAATGAAAAGAGCCCTAATGGTCGTGAGATTATATTTGCTAAATATGTTGCTAATGGTATGCCTCCAGAACAAGCTTACCTTAGAATATATAAAACCAATGATTCAAAATACTCAAAAAATGCTTCAGCATCTTTATTAAAAACAAAAAGGGTTAAAAAATTGATTAGCGAAGAAACTAAAAAAATACTTGGAGAAGTAGGTATTGATGAAGAATACTTACTTTTAAAGACTAAAGATATTATTGATAACTATGATGCTCGTGATTCTGATAAATTAAGAGCTTTAGAAATGATGATGAAAATAGCTGGTATGTTTCCTAATGATAAGAAAACTGAATCTCTTACTGTATTTCAGGGATTTACAAAAGAACAGCTTCAACAATTAGATGGCCCTAATGTTAAAGCTATAGGACATGCGGAAAAAGATATCTCATAGCGATATATCATTATATATAATGCCAGTTTATAATAGTGCTATTAGAAAGTGTAAAGTGTGTAATAGGAAAATTAATAACCATTGTAAAATGATTGTATTTAATGAAATGTCAATGCCAATAGGTTTTAATTGTAATTATTGCCATTCTGTTTACGCTGATAATGATATATTAATTAATGTTGGTAATCCTGATAAGGTAGATGTTTATGGAGAAACCTAATACTGATTCATTTTTTGGAACTTATTTAGATATAGATTCTTGGGCTGAAAACTTAATGGAGGAAGAACATGAAATACAAAGCCGTAGGAAGAAAGGTTTTTCAAAAAAATCCCAAAAAAAACAAATGGGAGTCTATAATGACAACAATAAGCGATTTACACGCAAAACAAATGGTAAAAACTCTACAAAAAACAAAAGGTATACAAAACGACCCTGAGTGTTAAATGTCTGAACCTGATTTTAATATAGTACCACCTCCATCTGAATCTAAGATAAATGATGAAATACTTCAAAAGTCATTAACTGACTTAATATATTTTGGAAGAGCTTTCTTACCTAAAGACTTTTTAAATAAAAGTGCTTCACCTAATTTTCATTATGAAGTAGCTAGTAAACTTCTTAGTACTAAACCAGCAGCTCGTATATGTAATATACTTCCTAGAGGATTTGGTAAATCTATTCTTTCTAAAGCTGCTATTGTACATAAAATGCTATTCTCTCCTCAAGGAGAAAGACTTTTTATAGCTTGGGTAGCTGAAGAACAAGGACAGGCTATTGACCATATTAAGTATGTTAAGTCTCATTTTGAGTATAATGATAAAATAAAATACTATTTTGGTAATTTAGCTGGAGATGCTGTTGGTAACAGATGGACTGAAAAAGATATTGTATCCGCTAAAGGAGATAGGATAATAGCTAAAGGTACAAGCCAAAGGTTGAGAGGTCGTACTGAGATTGATGTACGTTATACTGGTATTATACTTGATGACTTTGAATCTGAATTAAATACTAAAACACCTGAAAGGCGTGATGAAATTAAAAAATGGATTGTATCTACAGTATATCCAGCTCTTGAAGAATCTCCTGGTCGAGAAGGTTGGATATGGTTAGCTGGTACTATTGTACATTATGATTCTTTTTTACAAATGATTGTTGATGGGGACAAACAAGCTAGAAAAGATGGAAGAAAATATCCCTGGGATTTAACATTTCATAAAGCTATAGAAGATGGTGAACCATTGTGGCCTGAACAGTTCCCAATATCAAAACTAGAAACAAAGAAAAAAGAATTTATTGAAGCTGGTATGGTTAATAAGTACGCTCAAGAGTATATGAATGATGCTCGTGATATTTCTGACGCTGCTTTTAAAATAGATAAAATACAAAAACATAGCTATAGGTTTTTTAATAAAGATAAGTTTAACTACTTAGATGACAATAATGGAAACTTTATTCCAATTAATGTGTATATAGGTGTTGATGTCGCAGCTACAGCTACAAAAAAATCAGATTTTCAAGTTATTATGGTAATTGGAATAGATAATAATAAAAATAGATATATATTAGAATACTTTCATGAAAGAATACCAACTTTTGATGTTCCAGAAAAAATTATTGAAATAGCTAAAAAATATTCACCAGTTAAAAGAGTTACTATAGAAACTGTAGCCGCTCAAGAAATGGTTAGAGATATGGTAACTAGGATAGCTACTAAAGATAGAAGATTGATACCTGGAATATTTAAGGGAGTAAGGCCACCAGCTGGCATTAAAAAAGAAGATAGATTAGAAACTAGCTTAGGCCCTATTGTAAATTCTAAAAAATTATATATCAGAAATGAAATGACTGAAATAGTAGATGAGTTTTTTGAACATCCATTTGCTAAACATGATGATTTAATGGATGGATTATATTATGCTGATTATTATGCTAAACCACCTCTTAGTGGGGCTATTAAAGAAGATGCTATTGAAAGTAAGTTAACAAACGCTAATAAACGTAAAAAATACAACTGGTTTACTGGCGCTAGAGTTAGCTAAAAAAAAATTATTTTTGCTATTGACACATATTATATTTATTAACTAACTTGTAAAGTATTTATGCAAATCCAAGAAGACCCAAGAGCTAAAACAACCCGCGAACTTTTTAGGCGCTATAGTGACGCCCGTACAGATTGGGATACAGAAGCTAGAAAAGATATTGATTTTTTTTATGGAAATCATTTTAGTGATAATGAAGTAGATGAACTAGAAAGTCGCAATCAAGCAGCTGTCCCAATGGATAGAGTTGGTCCTGCTGTTGAAAAATTAAAAGCTATGTTAACTTCTAATTCTCCAGCTTTTACTGTTATCCCTAGAGAAGATTCAGATACTAAAGTTGCTAAAATGTGGAGAGTTGTTTTAAGTTATGTTTGGGAAATATCAGATGGTAATTCTCAATTAAAAGAATCTATTCATGACCATAGTACTTCTGGATTAGGTTATTTATATGCTTATATTGATGCTGATTCTGATTTTGGAAAAGGAGAAGTGAAAATTACCAGCATTAATCCTTTTAGAGTATATGTTCCATCATCTAGTAGAGATAGGTATTTTGCTGATGCTGATAATATTATACTTTCTACTATACTTACTGGTGAACAAATTTTAAATATATATCCAGAATTAGGGCCACAACAAAATCCTGAAACTGGAGAAATGGAAGATGGTATAATAAATAATATTTCATCTTATAGTGATGATGAAGATTATCCATCTAGTCAACAAAGTCAATCTCAAAAGACTTGGACTCCTGCGGAAGCAAAAGATTTAGAAGCTACTTTTCAAGAAAAGTACCAAGTATTAGAAAGATTTTATAAAACTAAAGTTCCTTTCTATCAAATATTAGATGTTAATACTCAAGAAGAAATGATATTAAATGAACAAGAATTTCAAAAGTTTCTTGAAGAAAACCCTGGAGTTTTTGAAAGAGGACTTGTTCAATTTCAAGAAATTTTACAGACCCGTATAGCGGTAGTTGCTTCAGTCGGTGAAATTGTTTTATATGAAACAGTACTGAATACTGATATATATCCTATAGTACCACTTCCAAATATATATAGTGGTACTCCATACCCGAGGTCTGACATATCTAGAGCGAGACCTATGCAAAGACTATTGAATAAACTCTGGTCTTTAGCTTTGACTCACGCTCAGGCTTCTGCGGGTCTGAAATTAATTGTTCCTATGGGAAGTGTTGATAATATAAGTCAACTTGAGCAAGATTGGGCTAATCCTAATGCTGTTATAGAAGTTGATAGTTCTCAAGGAGAACCACATTTTCCAGCTCCAACACCACTTGCATCTGAATTTTATAAATTAATACAATCATGTGAATTTTATATAGACTTTACATTTGGATTACCTGAATTAATGCATGGTTTTTCTGAAAAAGCTCCTGATACTGTTAGAGGTACAGAAAGAATGTTAGCTCAAGGTGCTGAAAGACCTAAATCTAAATTAAGAGATATAGAATTAAGTATTAGAAAACTTGGTCAAGTGGTATATGGAATGTCAAAAGGACATTATACATTTAAAAAGATTTTTAGATTAACACAGGCTAATAATAATGTTAATGAAGTAATGGCTAATTATTATGATGATTATAGTGAAACTGTTATGGATATACAAAAAGATAGACATTCTATTGGTCAACATGATGTTAGTATAGAACCTGGTTCTACATTACCTACTAGTAAATGGACTGAATATCAAGTTTACGCTGAAGCTTTCCAAATGGGATTAATAGATAGAGTAGAAGTAATTAAAAAGAATCCAGAAATATTTGACAAAGAAGGTCTTATTCAAAGAATGGGTGAGATTCAACAGTTAAAATCTCAAGTAGAACAATTAACTGAACAAAATAAAGAATTGCAGGGTGACTTGCAAACAGCGCAAAGAGAGTCTGTATCTGACAGAAAACGGGTTGAAGTTGAGAAATTTAAATCCAAACTTTCTGGGGTACAGTCTGATGCGAAAGCCGATAGGCAAATACAATCAAATAAACTCAAAAATGCAGTACAGCTTGAAATGGAAAAATTAAAACCTGAAATGCAAAATGTAGCTGAAGGTCTTGGTTCTGTTCCTGAGATTTAAGGATATTGCAAGGAGATAATCATGAGTGAAATCAATCAAGAAGGTCAACCATTAGAAGATAATGGAGTAAATCAAGAACTTGGATATGAAGGTGTCCCTGTAGCTGACAATGGCGTTAATCAAAGTGAAACTTATCAAGTAGATTGGGAAAACGAAACTCGTAAATTTCAATCAATGTATGATAAACAAAAATCTGAAAACGATAAAATGAAACAAGATATGGAATATCTTGCTCAAGAGTTCGCTAAAAATCAAAGAAGTCAGAGAAACTCCAATGTTAATAATCAATCTTCTTTACCAGAGGATGAGTTTAATCCCTGGGATGCGTATTATAAGCCAGATTCACCTAGCTTTAAGTTTCGTCAACAGAGGGAGCAAGAAGTAGTGAATCAAGCAATAGGTCAACAATCTGCCAGAATGGAAGAACAAATGTTGATAAATAATACAATGAGTGAATTAAAGAGCAATCATAAAATGACAGAATCCGAGGTTCGCGAATTTATGGAATGGTCAACTGACCCTGGAAGTAGTATGACTCTAGATACATTAGTTGATGTTTTTAAATCGCGACAAAATAAATCTGGGGTTTTACCATCTCAAGAACCTGTTCAAAATTCATTCGGAGCGGTTCAAGCCGCTAAAGAGGCTCCTCGTACTGCAGGTGTCTTACAAGGTCAAGAAGCTAATCAACCGAAAAGTGGTAAAGACCAGATGTGGGATGTCATTATGAGTGCGGGTAGCAGAACTAACGTTTTAAAATAATAAACTAAGGAGTACTGATTATGGCAACATATAGTGCTGGCAGTTTATCGGCAAATGGTTCAAGAACTCCGGGCGCCTCAAATACCGATTTTCACACTAGAAGACTTTTTGATTTTAGTGACCGAGTGGCTGAGTTATCCCCTGACGAATCTCCATTTTTCGTATATCTGTCAAAAGTAGCAAAAGTGCCTACTTCAGATTCACAGTTTCGATTTTTAGAAGATAGAACAAAAGTATCAATTACTGATAGAGCTTTCCTAGCTCA